ATGAAATTCACGGAATTGCTTGAAGAATATGACATTCCACAGGCACCGGAAGGACACGAACATTCCACAGAAGGGTGGGTTCAATTTGACTGCCCTTTCTGTGGAATGGACAGCCGAAGATACCATATGGGGTATAATATCTCCGGTGGGTTTGTAAACTGCTGGCAATGTGGTGCTCATTCCATAGCTTCTGTTCTGGTGGAATACACAGAACTTCCCTACAAAGAAATCAAGAAGCTCCTGAACGAATTGGATGCAACTGTCACCAAACCGGAATTCCATGATGCTAAAACATCTTTGGTGTTGCCTTCAGGAATAAACAAACTAAAAACTGCTCATATCCATTACCTGTCGAGCAGGGGATATGATTACCATGAAATTCAAAGATTATGGCAAATTAAGGGAATAGGAATAAAGGGAAATTTGAGATGGCGGTTGTTCATACCTATTTTGTATCAAAACAAAGTGGTGTCATGGACAACGCGCGCTCTTAGTGACAAGGTGAGCCATAAATATATTAGTGCCAAGCCCAAACAGGAATTGATTCCACATAAGAACATACTCTACGGCATGGATTATGTGCGACACACAGCCGTAATAGTCGAAGGACCTTTGGATGCTTGGGCCGTCGGTCCGGGTGCTGTGGCTACATTTGGAACTGCCTTTACCAAACAACAGGTCTTAGAACTACTGAGGGTCCCTCGAAAAATAATCTGCTATGATAATGAGAAAGAAGCCCAGAAACAAGCTAAAAAATTATGTGATGCACTTGGTGGTTTTGGTGGCGATGTGCTGAATGTGCAGTTAGATTCCAAAGACCCCGGTGAAGCTAACCCAAAAGAATTAAAAAAGTTACGAAAATTTCTGAAGTAATTTCAGATTTTTCTTTACTTATATCTTGAAAAGCCTATAATAAAGTATAGTCGAAGGTAAACTGTTTATCAAACTGAAAATTTTAATGATGCGTAAATGCCGCTCGTTGTAGCAGTTTGATGGCAGACCGACTACGGCGGGCGGCTTTTTATTTGGACTCAAAAATGACACACGATGAAAAAAACTTAAAGGAGGAATACAAAATAAAACAGTGTGTTCAGTGTGGATATTGCTGCATGGTGGCTCCGTGTCACTGGGGATTAAAATATTATATAGAAAACAACACACCTGAAGAAAGAGCAAAATTTCCGATATTACATAAGTGTCCTCACTTACTTTTAGATGACATCATTCTTGGCACTTACAAATGTCAAATATGGGAATACATCAAATACATGGAAGAAGGCAATAAATATTCGATGGTAGGGTCGGGATGTTCGAGCACAATAGGTAATAAATGGAGAGAGAACGTCATGCGTGCAATCGCCGAAATGGCAGCAGATAGATGTATGGGGGAAATTACATATGAAAACAAATAAAAAACAAGGAAGTATAATCAGAACAGTCAAAGATAAACATCATCCTTATGTAGTAATAAACAAAAAACCTCTACAGGATGAAAACTTATCATGGAAAGCTAAAGGTATTTTGGCATATTGTATGTCACTTCCTGACAATTGGACTCTTGTCATGTCTGAAGTGAAAGAACACGCCAAAGATAAAACAGCGTCCTTTTGGAGCGGTATAAAAGAACTTAAAGAAAGAGGATACCTTAAATATGTGGTGGCAAGGAATGAGAAGAACAAAATACAAAAACATATATATTATATAAGGGAAAGTTTGGATATTAATTTTCCAGATATAGAAAATCCAGATTTAGAAAATGGGTATGTAGAAAATCGACACCTAATAAATAATGAATCAAATGAATATGGAATTGAAAAGAATACTAAATCACATTGTCGAGCTTCTGAGCGAAGCTCTGACAGACTGATTATTTCTAATTTCGATAAACACGCCACTCAAAAACTCCATGACATAATACTCACCCATAAAAACATGAATCTCAATATATCCCAGTGGCCCAATACATTCAGGCTGCTTAGAACCACCAATAAAGTGTCAAAGACCAGAATTAAAAAGGTAATGTTATGGTACGCCAATCATATAGGCGGTGATTATGTGCCAGTTGCGCTTTCGGCCAAATCTTTCCGTGACAAATTTATAAGGTTGGAAGATGCCATGAATCGTGGAAATCGCAGGAGTGAGCCGGAAGGTCCAACACGCAGAAAGGGTGCAGATGGCGAATGGGGATGGTTTGAAGATGATTAGTAAAAAGAACATGTTAAAACCGTTGACAAAAGGGGACTTGGAATTTAGAGAGATGTTCATACAGGTTTGTCAGGACGATAAACTTAGGGAACAGCTTATTACACTTAAAGTCAGGATGCAACATTTGACAGGTGAACATATTACTATTGAAACACTTTTCAAATTAGGTAAACAAATGGGACTGTTTGATGAAAATACAAAAACGGAATTATGACGAGGAACGGACTGTCCTGATAGGTATGATTGTGGACAAAACAGTATTGGGGAGGATAGCGGCCAAATACAGTAAAAATATGTTTCGTTCTCCGTGGGCAAACCGGGTGGCGTTTTGGTGCTTGGATTATTTCAAGCAGTACCAGAAAGCCCCCGGTCCCCACATACAGTCTGTCTTTGAATCATGGGCGTCGGATAGCCGAAATAGGGACACGGTTGACATTATAGGTCAGTTTTTGGATTCCCTGAACCGGCAATACACCAAACTAAAAAAAGATTCCAACAGTGAATACGTGATAGATTTGGCGGCAAAGTATTTTAATAAGGTGGCTTTGGAACGGCTAAGTGAAACAATAGAAGCTGATGTAAGCCAAGGGGAAATAGAAAAAGCGGTGGCTAAGGTGTCCGGTTATCATAAAATAGAAATGGGGGTAGGGGCAGGAATTGATGTATTTAACGATAAGGAAGTAATACAAGCGGCATTTGAAGACCAGCATGAATCCCTGATTACTTACTCAGATGGCTTAGGGAAGTTCTTCGGGGACAGGCTTGAGCGTGATGGATTGATAGCGGTAATGGGACCGGATAAACGCGGAAAATCGTTTTGGCTTTTGGATATGGCTTTCAGGGCGGTATTACAACGCCGAAAAGTAGCTTTCTTTGAATGCGGTGACCTGAGCCAGCATCAGATAATGAGACGGTTTATGTGTCGAGTGAGCAGACATCCGCTATATCCATGTAAAGTGAAATATCCTAAGTCTATAAAATTAAGGCCAAAGCAACCACCTGACATAGAATATGAACGAAAAGAATATAATGAGAAATTAACTTGGCGCAGGGCATACAAAGCATGCACAAAATTAACGGGAGGAAGACGGCTTAAAAATGCCCTTCGTTTGTCTTGTCACTTCAACGATACTTTGAACGTGGAAGGGCTGCGGGGAATACTGGAAGAATGGGAACGGGGTGGTTGGATGCCGGACGTAATAGTTATTGACTACGCCGACATCCTGAATATGGACGCCTACGGAGTAGAGGGACGGGACAGGATAGACCGTACATGGAAGCAGCTTCGCCGATTGAGCCAAGAGCGACACTGCTTAGTGATTACAGCCACCCAGAGTGACACAGAAGCATATAGCGCCAAAATACTAACCAGACACCATTTTTCCGAAGATAAAAGAAAGAATGCCCATGTAACAGGAATGATAGGATTGAACCAGACACCCAAAGAAAAAGACAGGGGATACATGAGGCTTAACTGGGTTGTGTTAAGAGAAGGATTTTTCAGTGAAACTAAATCATGCTATGTAGCTACATGTTTTGAATTAGCTAATATGGCGGTAAGGAGTGTATTCTAATGAGTCCGGGCAGTCCAATATTTGAGGCACATACATTTAGGGCATGGGAAAAGACTATAGATGAAGTAAAAAGAGAAACAGGATTATCTATGCGGGACTTTTTTGCTCTTTGGAGACGGTTAGAGAAAATGACAGATGGTTCTTGGTTTTACGGAAATGTTGTAGAATTTGGAAGGAAGTTGAAAAATGATTGAAAAACGAACATGGCAAGACTTTGTTGAAGAAATCGTACATAAACGAAGTGTAAAACAAATATGTGCGATTGCGCAGGCCACCCGGTGGCAGGAAAACATTCCTGAAATTAAGGCTTATGCCATAAAATTACGAAAATATTTTAGAAAACCGAAAAAAAGATAGTTTACTTTTCTATGTATGGTATATAATAGGGATGAATAACTAATTTTATTAACCTTTTTGATTGGAAAGGAAGTAACAAAATGTCTGAAGAACTACAAATCCCAAAAAGTCAGGCCGTAGCCCTGCTTGTTTCTCTTGGTATCAAAATAGCTAAAAAGTGGGATTGTGCAAAGCTGACCGAGAGAATCAATGAAATCGAGGAATTGCCGGATGAGCCATTCGATTCCGATGAGCTTGACGAACTGGCAGATAAGCTCATGGAATGTGATGAAGCTGTCGTCATTCCCGACAAAGGCGATGAGCCGGAGGAGGAAGACATCGAGGATGATGAGCTTGAAGAAGAAGTTGAGGAAAAACCCAAGAAGAAAGCCAAAAAGGAAAAACCCAAGAAAGAGAAAAAAGAGAAACCGGCAAAACCCAAAAAGGAGAGAGGACCGAGCATCGACCAAGTAACATTGGATTTACTGAAAGCTAAACCGATGAAAGAGGAAACTCTTGTAGCGGCTATCGTGAAGAAATTCCCCGATAATGACCCAGAAGCGTTGGCACGGACGACCAAACGTCGGCTTCATGGACATCTTCAGGCCAAGTTCGGTGTCAAAATCGAACAGAATGACAAAGGCGTTTACAAGGTAGCATGAAAAACATAGTTCTGGTAAACATGGACAGCAAGATGACAAATCTTGCTCTGAAGAAACTGCAAATATTCCATGAGCAACAGGGGGATAAGGTACGGCAAATCAAGGACAACGAAGAAACTGTTTTGCCGTACCCTTTGATTGTTTCCGACGCAGATAAAATCTATGTATCGTGTATTTTCGATTGGAATAAACCTCGATGTAAGAAATGGGAAGGTTTGGCGGAAATTGGTGGTTCAGGTTATTCATTAACTACAGAATTGCCACCGGAAATAGACTCTATAAAACCTCACATCAATATGGGGTTTACTACGAGGGGATGTATTAGAAAATGTCCGTGGTGTATAGTACCTGAGAAGGAAGGCAAAGTCCATGTTGTCGGTGATATTTATGACTTATGGGATGGCAAAGGAAAAACCATCATTGTTATGGATAATAACATTCTCGCTTTACCTGAGCATTTTTTGACAATAGCCAAACAGCTTAAAAAAGAGAACCTGATGGTGGACTTTAACCAAGGTCTTGACCATAGATTACTGACCAACCAGATTTGTCAGGAATTATTTTCTTTGAAATACCCCGGTTCTATGGGGTCGAAGATTCGGTTTGCTTTTGACCACATTTCTTACAAAAAATCTGTTCTGAAAGCACTAAAGATGCTGAAAAAGAACGGACTAAAAGATTGGAGAACCCGATGGTATGTTTACGTTGGCACTTATGACACTTTGGACACCGTCTTGGAACGTGTAAATTTACTGCGGGAACATAAACAGGCGGTGTTTCTGATGAGAGACAGGGATAAAACTGTAATGGCAAACGAGCAGTATGCCAAGATGTATGTATGGACCAACCATATTGACATATTTGCTCATATAGCATTTGAAGATTTTAATATGTTCCAAAAACCGGTCACAGGCCGCCCGGACTATTTATTCCGATGAAGACTATTAAATGAAACGACATAATTTTGTACACAAATATGATTTGGCTCGCCACGGATGCCCTTGCTCTTTTTTCTATTGTGGCGATTGTGGATTGGGAGTAACGGTGCCCATTGCTTATGATTATATTGATGGTGAAATAATTAGAAAACCGGGTAAATTGCCAAGCAGAACAGATTGTGATGAAGTATTTGCCAAAAGGGTTGCCAAGCGATTATTAGGAGAAAAAGGCAGTTCGATACCCCTAATTGATTTTCATAGTTTGTGTGGCGAATGAGAGGGCTTATTTAAGGTGTTACGAGGTCGATTTAAGGAGAAAATAATGGAAATAAACCGTAAACAACTATTATCCGAGCTAAAAACTGTTGAAGGCGGAGTGGCTTCTAAAGAAACTGTTGCCCAAAGCAAGTGTTTTGTTTTCCAGAACGGGGAGGTAATGACATACAATAACGAAATAGCTTGCAGAACGAAAAGCTCTTTAGATATTACTGCTGCCATAGATGCCGACAAGATGCTGAATATGGTGTCTAAATGGCCGGAAGATGTCATAGAGTTTAAGAAAATTAAAGGCAGACTTCAATTCAAGGGTAAAGCCAAACGAGGTTATTTTAAGACCGAGGATAAGATAGCTTTACCTATTGCTGATGTTGATACTCCAAAGAAGTGGAAGGCTTTGTCACAGGAAATAATTGACGCCCTGAAATTAGTGTCAGGCTGCGCAAGTACGAAAAGTGAAGCTCCCCATTTAGCCTGTATTCATTTTACGAATAAATGGGTAGAGGCTACCGACGGAATACAGGCAGGAAGATGTTTGGTAAAGACACCGTTCAAAAGCTCTACACTATTAAACCACAGGTCTATTGCGCAGGTAATCTCTTTGGAAATGAATGAAATCAGTGCGTCAAAAAACTGGGTTCATTTCAAAAACGCTGATGGTTTGGTAATCAGTTGTCATAAATATCCTAATCCAGAGGATTTTATATCTGATAAACTGACCGGCATATTCAAGGCCAAAGGAAGTCCGGGTGTTCTCCCGAAAGGAATAAAAGAACTGGTTGACAGACTCAAAATATTTATAGACGATGATGTGACACCGTGGTTGAAAGTAAAAGTAACTCCTGAATATATCGAAGTAAAGGGTGAGGGAAAGTACGGTAGTCAAACAGAACGCAAGAAGGTCAAGTATTCAGGAAAACCCATAGGATTCAGCATAAATCCACAGCTATTTAGTGATTTAGCGGATAAATACAACAAGTGTGAAATCTCGGATAAGGTAATTAAAGTCGAGAAAGACAATTTCCAGTATGTAACAAGCCTGTGGATACCTAATGAAAAAGAGGACGAATAGTTACATAAATAAAATATTCTGCGGTGATTGGATTGAGGAATCCAGAAAATTGCCAAGCGGAATATTTCATTGTATCGTCACATCTCCACCCTACTGGGGTCAGAGGGATTATGGATGGGGAGGGGACAAGTCGTGTTATGATGCAATAAAGAAAATGTATAATCATCCTAAATATATAAATCATTCAGAGAAAAAATATCTTCAAATTTGTTCAAAATGTGGAAGAATTAGACCCAAACTTGGTCTTGAAAAAACACCTGAAGAACACATAGAGGAACTCATCAAAGGTTTTAGGGAAATCAGAAGGCTGCTTCGAGACGATGGTGTTCTCTGGTTGAATTATGGTGATAAATATTCCGATGGTTCAAGGACAACTAACAGCCAAAAACAGGGGAACTTCGGAACGGACACCCATGTTCCCATAAAAAGAGCGGGAAAAAATTGTGAGAGTGAACAGGGAAATGTTATGTTACTTCCCACACAATTAGCATTAGCCATGCAGGATGATGGTTGGATTCTAAGGGACGACATTATTTGGGCTAAAGCAGTTAGTTTTTGTCCAACTTATGTAGGCTCCACTATGCCTGAAAGTGTTAATGGAACAAGATGGGAACGACATAGAATAAAAGCAAAAGACGAGCCAGAAAGAACAAAGGCGGGAAAATTGGAAGGGATGAGAAAACACAGCGGGTATAATATTCAAGGAGTTGAATGGATTGATTGTCCCGGCTGTAAAAAATGTAATCCTAATGATGGCTATGTTCTAAGGCAAGGTTCGTGGCGGTGCACTCGTGCACATGAATACTTATTTCAGTTTGTAAAAACCAATCACTATTTCTGCGACGCTGAAGCTGTGAAAGAAGAATATAAATATGATGGTAGAGTAGATACAAAGTTAAAACCCACCGAAAAATACCAAAGTAGGAGCTATGGACAAAATCCTAATTCACTTCATTCAGAACCACAGGAGCGATGGCCTGATACTGGACGAAATCTAAGGGATGTCTGGACTATAAACCCAAGAGGATATGCAGACGCCCATTATGCGACCTTCCCCGAATCATTAGTAGAACCCTGCATAAAAGTATCTACATCGGAGAAAGGTGTATGTCCTAAATGTGGTGCGCAGTGGGCGAGAATGATAGACAAAAAACAGATTAAACGGAAACGCCCAAGCGACAAAACAAACCGGCATCTCCAAGGAGATGGAGTAAACGCCTGTGGAAATACTGTTGCTGGTGTAGAAACTAAGACTGTTGGATGGAAAGCGACTTGTAATTGTGGCATCGAGGAAACAATTCCAGCTATAGTTTTTGACCCCTTTATGGGAAGTGGCACAGTTGCCATAGTGGCATCTAAACTACATCGTCATTATACAGGCATTGAAATAAATCCAAAGTATGTAAAAGAACATGCCGATTTAAGAATAGCAGAACGAAAAACAGGTATTTCAGTCAAACAACAAAAAGAAGGATTCAAAGGATTATTAGGATGAAAGCAAAAGTGCTGATTAAAAAGTTGGAAAAATTAGTGGAAAAGTACGGTAATTTGGAAGTTCACACAGACCCAAAAGGTTCTGAATATCCTGAATATGTGAGAAAAATACCCCGATGGGGCAAAGATGTTTTTATGATTGAGTAAAGGGAGTTATTAGGATGAGTTACAATTATCAGACAGAAAGACCATATGTTTTTACAGAGGAAGGCCAAAAAACATTCCTCAAGATAAGGGATAAGGCCAACGAGCTTCTCAAAAGTGCAGGTGCATTCAATATGCACTCGGTAATTCGTGAATGTACTGGTTTGAATTGGTCACACATGGCTTGTGTAGATAGATTAGTAGAACTTGAGGAAATAAGAGAAATTGACAGAGGACAAAATTGTCCCGGTCAATACAGGATTTTTGTCAGAATGACAGAATGAATTACGGATTTTTTACACTTACTGAATTAAATCCAAAAAGAAAACAGTTGAGCCATTCACCTCACTGTGGTGCCTGTGGCCTGTATAAGAATTGTCATAGTCCAAAGATGTCATATAAAGGGGAAGGCAGAAAGAAAATACTGGTAATTGGTGAAAGTCCCGGTGCTGATGAGGATGACAAAGGTGAGCAGTTTGTAGGTAAGGCTGGCAAACGATTACAATACGAACTGAAAAGAAACAAGATAAACCTGAACATAGATTGCTGGAAAACTAATGCCCGTAGATGTTATGTCGAAGGAAACCCTCCACCAACCAAAGAAATAAAATATTGCCGTCCTGCCTTAATTGCCGAAATTAAAAAGCTGCAACCAGTCAGCATTTTACTGTTTGGAGCTTCGGCTGTCGAATCTGTCATAGGATATTTATGGAAAGATGATGAGAAGTTTGCATTAAACCGATGGGTGGATTGGAATATCCCCTCTCAGGAATGGAACTGCTGGATTAGTGTTCATTATCATCCGTCCTACTTGGAACGGTCTAACGATGATTTATTAAACCTGATAGCAAGGAAACAGTTAAAAAGTGCCTTGGTAAAAACCAAGCGTCCATGGAAAACTATCCCTGATTATGCTTCAAACATAGAAATAATATATAAACCCTCTCAGGCAGCTAAAGCTATTCGAGATTTGAAACCTACATTTGCATTTGATTATGAGACTAATTGTCTTAAACCTGAATATGAAGGGGCTGAAATAGTAAGCTGTTCTATGTCTGATGGTGAAAGAACCATAGCATATCCATGGGCTGGTGAAGCCATCGAACAAACGAGTGAGTGGCTTAAATCTCCTCTACGAAAAATAGCTGCTAATATGAAATTTGAGGAACGGTGGACAAGATATTTCTTAAAACATGGGGTCAGGAATTGGCATTGGGACACGATGCTTGCTGCTCATGTTTTGAATAATGCGCCGGGAATTACAGGATTAAAGTTTCAATCATTTGTCAGATTAGGTTTGAAGCCTTATGATATACATATAGAACCATATCTAAAACCAAAGGGAAGAAACGAAAAGCTGAACAGAATTCGAGAGTTGCCGATAAAGGATGTATTGGAATATAACGGAATGGATTCGTATTTGGAACATAAAATAGCTGGAATACAAAAGTTGGAGTTTGAAGGAAGATGGCTCAAGAAATAGATATTAATCAAATACAAGAACGCGCCGAAGGCACAATAAAAAGTCTGATAGAAATGAAGAAACGAGGTGTTAAAGAGAAAACGATGTCCATAGATGGGCTTCTTCAATTCTGTGATATTGCAAGTATTCTATGTAAGAGAGTCAAGGAATTGGAAAAAGAAATAAAAACCATTCAAGATGCTTTTGAACATATAAGATGAAAGTTAAAGCTACAACTTTGGATGCTTACAACCTGCTTCATCAAGGTTCATTAGTCATGGCTGAAATGGAGCTAAACGGAATCCGCATAGACACTAAATACATTATCAATATCCAAAAGAAAATACAAAAGAGAATAGATGATTTAACGGAGGAGCTAAAACAAGACAAAATCTATAAGCTATGGAAAAAGGTTTATGGTGATAAAGTCAAAATGAGCAGCAGGGAACAGTTAGCCAATATCCTGTTTGGCAAAATGAAAATCCCCTGTGAAACTAAAACCAAAAGTGAATCAAGATATGCCGCTGATGAAGAAACATTAGAAGATACAGGATTACCATTCGCCAAAAAGTATTTACAGTGCGAGAAGTTAAAAACGGCGCGCACCCGTTATTTAGCCAATATATTAAGGGAAACTGTTGACGGATATTTACACCCCAATTTCAGCTTGAACACAGTACGTTCTTACCGAGGCTCATCGGACCATCCTAATTTCCAGAATATGCCCATGCGCGACCCGTTAATTAAAAAGTTAGTCAGAAGGTCATTTATAGCTCGTAAAGGTCATCGGATTGTGGATAAAGACTTTAAGGGTAGCGAAGTAAATGCAGCTTCATGGTATCATAAAGACCCTGTGATGCTGAAATATATAGCGGAAGACCCCGGCAGAATGCACACCGATGCTGCTAAACAAATCTATAAGCTATCATCTAAAGAAATGACACCAGACATACGTCACTGTGGTAAGAATATGTTCGTATTCCCGCAGTTTTATGGTGATTGGTGGTTAAGTTGCTCTAAAGCATTGTGGCGTGCCATTAATATTCAAAACCTGAAAACTGCTGAGGGGATGCCATTAAAGAAATGGTTATCCAAAAAAGAAATCCCTGATTTTGATACTTTTGCCGAACATGTAAAAGATGTTGAGGAAGACTTTTGGTATAACAAATTCAAAGTATATCAAAAATGGAAAGATGATTGGTGGGATAATTATCAGAAAAATGGATTTTTCCAGATGTTCAGTGGTTTCATGGTCAGTGGATACATAGACCGAAAGAAATGTATCAATTATCCCATACAAGGCACAGCATTTCATTGTTTACTATGGTGTTTAATAGAAATACAAAGATTGCTCAGAAAATATAAAATGAAAACGAAACTCATAGGACAAATACATGATGACGCTGTGAGTGACGTTCCTGAGAATGAGCTTGAGGATTATATAGAGTTAGCCACAGAGGTAATTACAAAAAGACTACCTAAACACTGGCCTTGGATTATCACACCTATGAGATGAGGTTGAAGTAACACCAGTTGGTGGGAATTGGTATCAGAAAAGTGAATACAAAATATGAAAAAACACAATTGGATAATGCACATAAACGCATTTAGAACTTGGTTAATATGCAGTGATTGTAAACATATATCATGTTATGCTGCTGATAACGAAAAAGACAGAGCAGAACAATTTAACCGCACCGATTGTGATGAAAAAATAGCAGAAAATGCAGCAAGAAGATTGTTAGGAAAGCCAAAACCACCAGAAAATGTAAGGATAACAAGATTATGATGGAATTATATCGTAAACACAGACCCAAAAACATAGACGATGTTTTAGGACAGGAAGAAGCAGTTGAAATACTTGGCAGCAAAATTAAATCAGGAA